CCGGCTGGTTCGCCTGTTGCGCCTGCGCGAGCGACCGGAGTCCGTCGAGATAGAGGGTTCGGTATTGCTCGAAGGCGCTGCGCCCGGTGGCGACCTGATCGGGGAAGTAGGCGACCTCGATGCGCAGAACGGTCGCGAGCGCCATCAGCGACCGGACACGCGCGCTCAGGTCTGCGTCGACGTCGTCGGGCAGCTCCGTCCGGACGTCGGCCTGTCCCTGGTCGATCAGCAGGTCAACTTCGGTACCGGTCGGCCGGGTCTGATCGGTGAAGGTGCCCAGCTCGTTGCCCGAATCGTCCTTCGTGCGCGCGCGCAGCAGCGCGCCGACGTCGTCGCGGTCGGGGCGAATGTCACGGGTCGCGACACGGCCGGCCGGCGGCACAGGCGGCACGACGGGCGCATCCGTGACAGTCAGCAGCTCTTCGGCGGATTCGCCGGCGATCGTCCAGCGGACAGCGAAGCTTCCGGCGATCGGCGAGGTCAGCGACGTGACATATGTGCCCGGTCGCGGTTCGGTGATCCCGGCCGTCGTCGCGGAAACGATCGTCGCCCCGGTCGACGGATCGTAGATCTCGACGGAGATCGTGCCGACCAGGCCGGGCGGGGCGTTGCTCACAATCACTTCGGCCGGCGCGCCGGCTTGCCCGTAGATCATCAGACGTCCGTCCGGTAGGTGATGTTCACGAACAGGTAGGTCAGGGTCTGCCCGCCGTCCCAATAGGCCATCAGGACGCCGTCGGATGCGCGGACGCTCGCCTGGACGAGCCGGTGCAGACCGCCCGAAATGCCGAATCCGGCATTGGCCCGGTCGATCGGCGGGCGATGCCCTGCCGGGACAGTGAGCACGGCGACGCCGGCACCGCCACCGGACACGCCGGCATGAGTGATGACGCCGGCCAGCGTGACCGTGACGCCGTCGGCATGCTTCCACGCGCGGACGGCCTGAACCTGAGTCCAGCCGGACCCGAGCGACACACTGACCGGGGTCGACGGCGTGACGGTTCCGCCCGTGCCGGCGGGACCCTGAGGGCCTTCGGGGCCTGTCGGTCCCGGGTCGCCTTTCGGCCCCTGTACCCCCTGCAAACCCTGCGCCCCAGCGGTACCCGCCGCGCCGGGATCGCCCTTGTCGCCCTTCGGTCCGGCAGCGCCGTCCGCGCCGTCTGCGCCGGCGGGACCGGCAGGACCATCCGCCCCAGCGGGGCCGGGCCAGCCGATCGGTCCGAACGGTCCTTCGGGGCCTTCGGGGCCTTGCGGACCCTCCGGACCTCGCGGCCCTTCGGGACCCTCGGGACCTTCGGGGCCTTGCGGCCCCGTTCCGCCGCTGCCTGTGCCGGGCGGACCCTCGGGACCTTCCGGCCCGTCGGGGCCGGGCGGACCAGGCGGACCCGGCGGTCCCGGAATGTCCGACGGTGGACCTGGCGGACCCGGTGCGCCCTCGGGGCCGGGCGGGCCAGGTTTCTCGAATGTCGCGCTCATTCACACGGCCAGTCCTCGCCGGCCGCATACTGCCGGGCGTCGCGCTCGCGGAGCGCGTCGACGAGCGGCTGGACATTCGCGCGCAACGCACGCAGCGCCGACGGGTCGCCTGCGAGCGCCGTATTGCGCGCGACGCACGCACGCCGGCGCGCGCAGAGCTTCGCCCGGTACGCTGCCGCGCGCGTTTCCTCGTCGGTCACTTCTTGTCGTCCGGCGTCAGTGCGTCGAGGTCGGCTTTTCGTGCCGCCGCGACAGCCTCGATCGCCGACGGCGAATCGGGGCCGGACTCGAGACTGTATGCCTCGTTGGGCGGGCCTTCGGGGACGGTGCCGCGGTAGCCGCGCTCGCGGTCCTCGTCCAGTTCGGATTTGACCTGGTCTGCGCCGACCTCGTCGGCTTTCGCGTCGTCGACGCGAGCGCCCTGATCGGCCTGTTGCGTTTCGTGTCCGCGTTTCGGTTGAGCCATGCCGATTCCCCCTTGATTACGTAGCCGGCGAGCGGAGAACGGCGACCGGGTAGCGCTGCGCCTCGGTCGGACGCTCGCGCGTCGTCTGATTAGCCACCTGCCATGCGACACGGAACGTCACGCGCAGCGCGGTCATGTCCTGTTGCATGAGGTTGTAAATGATGGCCCCCGTATTGTCCTGGACGACACCTTCCTTGAAGATCTCGAAGGTGATATCGCGCCGGACTGCGACAACGAACTGGTCCCAGTCGCCGGCGAACAGCTCGGCGGCATTCAGACCGGTCGGCCACAGGCCGCGCATCGCGTACTGGACCTCGATGCCGTCGAGCGTGTTCTGATTGACGTCGAGCAGGCGCTGTCCGTCGGTCGCGCGCGCGCCGCGAAGCCGGCCCCTGTAGGTCCGGTTCGTCACGAAACCGCCGACGTCGAAGCCGTCGGCCTCGACGAGCATCATCGTCTGATTGACGTCCTCGGCGATGCCGCCGTCGTCCGCGGCATTCGTGCCGCGCGCGTAGACGTTGCCGGCCGCGACCGCGGACGCTGCCACGTTCGTCGGGAACGCGAGACCGCCGGCCGAATCACCGAAGAAAACAGTGGCGTCGAGCTGCCGGCCGATCGCTTCCGCGAGGCGTGGGCGGGCACGGTCCCAGATGTTGAACGCCATGTCCTCGGCGACGGCGTCCGGAATCGGGAAGATCGCGGCCATCTCCTCGACGTTCAAGAACTTGTTGGCCCATGCCATCTCGGTCGTCTGCTTCAGCCCCGTCTCACCGTTGACCCAGTAGACGACGGGCAGTGCGGACAGGACCGGCATGCGCTGTTGGTTCTGGCTCATCTGCACGCGGTTGAAGAATTTGAGGACGGCCGACTGGTCGCCGGCGATATCAACGATCTCCTGCCCGACGTCCTCCGGAATGGTCGCGGCGACGTCGGCGCGATTGGTCAGATTGTTGTACGGCATTGCGTTGCGTCTCCTGTTCGGGGAAGCGACCCAGCCGCCGCGACGTCGCCGGCCGGATCAGCGACGACGCGCGCCGTCGCGGATAAACGAGTTCATGTCGACCGCCGGCGCTTCGGTGCGTCGTGCGCCGCCGTCGAAGTCGGCAGCGGTCGGCGTCGGCGTCGCCGCCTTTGCCAGTTCCAGCAGACGGTCCGCGTTGGCTTCCATCTGGTCGCGGTCGCCGCCCGTGAGCAGGTCGGCGAACTTCGGGTCCAGGCCGCGTTCGGCGGCTACCTCGAAGCGCAGCAGGCGCGTTTCGGCGGCGACCGCGCGGGCCTCGAATTCGGTCAGGCGCGCGGCGACCTTTTCGGCCTCCGTCATCTGCGCCTGCTCGAAGTCACGGACCTGCGCTTCGAGCGCTGCCGCGCGTTTCGTCGCGTCGCGTGCGGCTTTGCGTTCCTTCGCCAGAACGGCGCGGACGCCGTCGGGCAGCTCGTCGTCGGGCGTGCCCTGACCGCCTTCGGGGTCGGGCTGCGCCGGCGTGTTCTCGTCGTCGCCGGCCGTCGCGGGAGGCGTCGTGTCGTCAGCCATCGCGGCTGTCCTTTCGCTTCGGGCGTGTCGTCGTCGCGACGACACGCGGAGAGTCCGTCGACTAGACCTCGTCGCGAGGCGGCAGACCGACGGCGTCGGGATCGGGTTCGGGCGGCGCGGGCGGGGCAGGTGACGTCGACTGCGTGCGCATGCGGTCCTTCCAGAGCACCTTCATGCGCGCCACTTCCTGCGGCGAGAATCCGGCGCGTCCCCAGAGAATCTCATTCGGGATGCCGAGCGTCTGCAGCTTCAGCAGCCCGTCGATCAGCTCGCCCCAGGACCGTGATTCGGGGTCGCGCCAGAGCACTTCGGCGTCGATCGCCCGGCCTCGCCGGGCGTCACCTTTCAACAGGAACGCGAGCCGCATCGCGTCTTCGTAGCTCTCGCCGAAATCGACCTGCTTGCGCTGCACCTTCGCGACCAGTCCGGTTTCGGTCGCCTTCAACGATTCGCCCGACGGGAAGTTGCCCGACTGTCCCAGCAGGTAATGCGGCGGCGTCCTCGTCTGCGCGGCCAGGTGCTGGACGAGCATTTCCACGGCGCGGACATAATTGCCGAGGTCGGATGCCTCGAATTCGCCGAACTTGACGTCGGGTGCCTCGACGGTCCACATGCGCGAGACGCTGGCAAGGAACGTCGGTCCCGGCTTCCCCGTCTCGGGATCTATCGGGACTTCCAGGCCGGTCGCCCAGCGCTGCCGGTATGCGGCGAACTCCGACGCGACGACCATGTCCATCACGATTTTGTCGATGGCGGTCTGGACCGGGATCGCCGGCGCGAGGTCGGACTGTCCGCCGGACAGCAGCGACGGATTGTTGCGGAGCGGGACCATCGGCACGACGTCGAGCGGATTCCGGACATAGCCGTCGTCGGCGCGTCGCCACTGAATCCGCCGGCCGGTTGCGAGACGTTCGACGGAGCGGAATTTGTGCAGCGCGTCGGGCAGGTAGACGGTGGCGCGCGCAAAGCCGTCATCGCCTAGCCATTTCTTCAATGCGGCGAGACGTATTCGGTGGTTCTGCGGCGCGTGCGCGACGATCGTCTGGCCGGGATGCTCGACGGTCAGGACCGGCTCGTTGCCGTCCGCGTCGGGCGGCGCGACGAGGAGATAGCTTTCCCCGCATTTGACGGCTTCGAGATGCGCCAGCCCGCTGTCGGCGTCGAGCCCG